ATTCAAGATTGGCGTTCGCGACCGTGCGAGTGACCGTGTCGAGGCCGATGGTGCAGCCAACGAACGTATTCTCGCCCGTGCCCATGACCTTAAGCGCGCGAGCGCCAGTGCCCTGAGCAGACTGCGTGTCGCCGAAACCACCGAACTGAACGCTGTCGTAATAGTTGCGACCACCGTTCTCGATCCAGGCGATCTGGCTGGCGGAGCCAGTCGAGAAGCCGTTGAAGACCGAGAAGTTAGCGAAGATGCACCCGGAAGCGGTAACGTTGAACATATTGCCGCTGTTGCCGAAGGTGGCAGCGGTATAGGTGCCGGTCGGGGGTGCGAAGCGAGCGCGGTTTGAAACACCGGTCGGAGCCGTGACGCCAATCAGGTGCGTCGCGTTCTTCGCCCAGGTGATCGTGCCAGTCGTCGCCGAAGACGTGACCGACTGCGCCAGCGCCGTCGACATGCGAGCGGTGCCGCTCGTCGAGCCATTGCCGATCAGGACAATAACGTCGTTGTTGCCAGCCGTCGCCGCAGCATAAGCCGCGTAGATTGTCTGGAAAGGCGTCTCCGGCGAAAGTCCGTCATAGGCGTCAGAGCCGCCAGCCGGATCCACGAAGAAGTAGGTGCCCGTCAGCGGGAGACCGCCGATCGTGCCAAGAACGGGGACGCCGAAGGACGTGATGCCGTTCGGGAAGTTTGTAAGAGCCATGTTGGCTGCTCCTTATAAGAGAAACCCGGAGACCATGTAGGCCTCCGGGTAAGTTTATTAGGTCGGGAACGATCCGTAGATCGAGCGCCAGTTGTAGTAGCCGAAGCTGTAACGCTCGTAGCCCTTGACCAGCAGGTTGTCCGTGACGAAGTCGACCTGCATGTCGGTCTCGAACTTGACGCGCTCCATGTAGGAGAGACCGTCAATGTTCGTGAGCAGGAACCACGCACGCGCCGACGTCAAGAAGTCGTTGACCATGTAGCCTTCCGGCAGACCGCCAGCAGTCATCATGATCGCGTTGACGTCGTTGTTCGCCGTGCCGGGGCGCAGTTCCGTCTTCGTCAGACGGATCGCCGTCGGCTCCAGAGCCGGCGGAACAACCAGGCGACGACCACGAGCGAAGACCTTCAGGCCCGCCTGATCTTTGAAGTTCGTCCTGATGGCGATCATGCCATTCAGAAGCGAGGCTTCGTTCAGATCAACGTCAACCGCCGGGCGGTTGGCGACCGTGCCGCTGTCGATCGGATGCGAGGTGGAGCAGAGCGCCACGCCGTCACCACCGATGGAGGCATTGTAGGTCGTCGCCGTGTTGAGCACGTTCGCGCCGTAGATTTCCTTCGTCTGCTGGAAGCTCTCCATCAGGCCGAGGTTCGACGGCATGAACTGGGTCTTGTAGAGGTTGTCGTCCACCGCCTTGCGAGTAATCGCGTAGCCAAGAGCGATCTCAACGTGCTCCTGGTTGTAGGCGTAACGCTCACCCGATCCGTTGTCGAAGGAGGTCTGGCCGCCTTCGGTCTTCAGCTGAGCAAGACCCAGGAAGCGCATTTCCGCAGTGCGCTCGAGCGCCATCTTGGAATCGTGCTTCGTAAAGATCTTGTCATACTGAGACGGGATCATCTCGTACTTGCCTTCGATCCCCCGGAGACCGGGAAGGAGAAGGTCTTTGATGGCAGAAAGATTAACAGCCATTGGTCCTTACTCCTTAGATCGTGGCCAGTGTCTTGGTGGCGACGTTGTTGAACGCCACGATGACGTGGGCATAGGCGCCGAACTCCGTGCCATTGGTGCCCGGCGGATCGCCGACGAGGCCAATGATGCGGAACGGACCAGTGCTGTCCGTATTCGGACCAGACGTGCCGTAGTTCAGGTAAGCGCCAGAAATGCCGTTGGATGAATTGCCGGAGCCAATGTTGAAGCCGCACGTCGAACCGACATCAGCCTGAGCGATGCCGGTTGCATCCGACCAAACCGCGAAGCGCGCGTTCGGGTCGTTCACGTAGTAGACTTCAACTGTCTGGTTGGAAGCAACGTCGCTACCGCCCCAGAAGTTCGACCACACGGTGCGCTTCTGCGAGACCGAGAGGTATTTGCAGCCAACGAACACACCAGCGAGGGGAGCAATGCCTGTCGTGCCGGCGGTCGTCGTAGCTACAGTGACGTAGCCCGTGGAACCGTCGATTACGATAGGATCGCCGAAGTAGATGGCGGAAGCATTATAGGCGGCCGTGCCGACGACCTGCTCATAGGTCGGCGCGGAACCGTTACCGCGGTACTGCTGGAAGCCGTTATACGAACCGGGAGCCGTGTTCGCCATGACGGGTTCTCCTTCTGCAGGAGGCTCATCATCGCTCACCGGGGCGAATGTAGAACCAGATTAAGTTAACCTTCCACACCGAGGGAAGGGCGAGGGGATATTACAACAGAAGATGCTGACCGTAAACTCTCGCCCCTCAGTAACCTTACTCCGGAACCGGTATGGGCTCGTAACCCTTCTTGATGTTCGGCTTGACCCGAGCGTGGTCTCGCGTCATCGTGCCTTCGGGAGTGCCAGCAAGCTGCGCTTCCTTGTGCCTGACCTGGTCGCGCGCCTTCCGGAGCTCCAGTGACCTCCGCTCCATGACGATCTCTGTCGGGCACTCCATCAGGATGCACCCCTTCCTGGAGATAACCTCGTCAGTCGATCCCGCTGGCATCATCGCAGGGTGCCGGCTGGAGGGAACGGGAGCCCATCCCTCACGCGCCAGCTGTACCTGGTATGCAGGATCTTCCTGCCCGTAGACCGTGTGGCGCTTCCACTCGTACGTCCAGCCGTCCGGGATTGACTCAGGGTCAACGTAAAAGTCGTCCGTTCCCTCGTCAAGATCGCCCAGATGCGCTCTCAGCTCCGCAGCGCGCTTCTTTGCTCTCTCCTTCGGATCATCGTCGCGGAGAGGAGGACGACGAGGTGCAGGAGGCGCAGATACCTTGGTAGCTAGGGAGTCAATGACCTCGTCCGCTTCTTCGACAGTGGGTGCTTTCCTGTTAAAAGTGCTCATGTCAGTGTCCGATCTTTCCTTCGCGCTGCAGCGCAACCATGTTCTTGGCGTAGTCTGACTCAGACATGCCCATCATCTTAGCCATCTCAACCTGCTCGCGGGTCAGGCGAACCACGTTGGGTCGCTGGCCACCGCGGGAGACGGGAGCAGCTGGGGGAGGAGAAGACTTCCTTGGGGGAGGTGCTTCTTCCTCTACGCGCTTCATACCCAGGCGGTTCTCGATGTAGGCAAAGTACTCGTCAGAGTCAGGCGCAATGCCGTCGTCGACGGCGTCCTCGTGGGCCCTGAACATCCTCCGGATCATCCGCTCGTTGTCGAGCGTATCCCGGTTCTCCCTCAACCAGGAGGCAGATTTAGGAGAAACTTGCCGAGCAACCTGGTCAATCAGCGGTTCGATGGACTCTGGAGGCTTGGAAGGAGGACTTTCCTTCTCCTCCTTCATAGCTTTCTTTCCGCGTTTCAGCTCTGAGAGCTGCTGAGCGTTTATAGCCAGTGCTTCCTGGAGTTGGGCAGCCTTATCGAAGTCTCCAGCAGACATAGCATTGGAGTATGCCTGCTTGATGGCCTCTGCACGACCCTTCACAGTCTCGATTGCGTTGACAACGAGTTGGTAGTTGGCGTCTTTGGTCTCTGAGCTGGCCCGATTAGCCCTCTCAGCGGCTTCTTTTGCGCGCCTCTCGGCCTCCAGGCGGGCCTTCTCAGCCGCCTCGAGGCGCAGTTTCATGGCCTGGATGCCCTCTTCAGGGGAAATCTCGGGCTTCTTGTCCTCTACAACCTCAATACTGGGCTCGTCAGGGGAGGATTTTACCTCCTCTAGAGGCACTTCGACGTGTTCTTCGTCATTCTGCATTGGTATCACCACACTCTGTCAGGGTTATCAATGACGCCCTTGACCTGCGTATCGCTCAGGATGCGGCACAGGACGCCATTCACGGTGATGCTCCACCCGTCCGATGGGCGAAATACGAGCCAGTCACCCTTCTTGAACTGGTGGTTGCCAAACCACTTCGCCTCCCCGTCCTCGACGAAGGCAGACGTGCCGTGGTCAAGGAGCAAACCAACCTTGGACTGGAAGCGGTCCTCGTCCCTGTATCGGTCGGACAGGATGACGCCCCCCTTCGTCTTCTCCGGACGGAGGTAGACAGCGACCAGGACCTGGTTTGACATAAGAGAAAATCCGTAATGATCCCCTATTTCACTTAGGAGTTTCTCTTTAGGATCTTCTGGGTGGAACATATCAAGTTGCTTCATTCCCCTTCTCCACTCAAGTTGCAGCGCTTCTCAGCTTCATGGCAGAAGTCAATTGCTGCGTGAAGTCCGGCGATCCTTCCTGTGATCGTCTTGTACTGGGCATAGTCGTCGAGGAAGCCCAGCGAGAGCGTGTCCTTCAGGCGATCGATATCGGCCTCGACAAGCTTCTCTAGCTCATAGCGGAACCTGTCCGCTGACGTAAGTATAGACAATTCCCCTTCTCCTTCCCTTCTCCTACAGATTACAGACCCGACGGCAGCGAAGAAGGGGGACTGCCGCCGGGTCCTACGCTCCCTAAGGAGCGAATTTCTTGAACTTAGCGATGCTTGTCTTCTGGAGGCGACCCTCGCCGCTCTCGGCGCCTGCCGTCATGTCCTTGTAGGACTTAGCTACGCGGCCGCCGGCCTTCCTGGCGGGAGCATTACCGTGCTTCTTTGCAATGTCTGTCTTCTGAAGACGTCCCTCACCAGTCACTGCGCCAGCCTCCATGTCCTTGTAGCTCGATGCGACCTTCGTGATGCGGCCACCCGACTTGCGGCCAGGAGGCATCATCGCAGGAGGCGCGCCCGGAGGCGGAGGAGGCATGGGAGCAGGAGAACCCATCGCGCCCATGGCGGGAGGAACAGGAACTGCCCTCGGCGCGATCGGTGCAACGGGAGCTTGCGGCATACCACGGCCGCCCTTGTCTGCAATGACGACGGTCAGGCCGACACTGCCTCCGCGCTTCTTGCCGAGCTTCTTGAGGGTCTGAGCGAGGCGAGCGCGCTGGCCTAGCTTGCCAGGAGACTCTGCGGCCTTAGCAAGCTTCTTTGCTGGGATGTTCTCTCCTTCCTTCACGCCGAGGGACTTGCGGAGAGCGCCGGGCTTCTTGATCGCGCCAGCGATCCAGTTCTTGCCGCCGGACTTGCGTCCTTCTGGAACGTCGCCTGTGCGAGCTGCGCTCTCGGCGGCTTCCTTCGGAGAAGGCATCTTGCGCTTGTCCTCAACGCGAATATTCTTCTGGCGCTCCTCAGAGCGCATTGCCTCGTAAGGATCAGGGAGCTTTCCGCCGTCCTCGCGCTTGATCCGTCCGCCCTTCTTGCGGTTCATAGCGGCGACCATTTGAGCATTGCGAATATTGGATTGATCGCGCTCATCGTCGGCCCTTTTAGCGGAATCGCCAATGAGCTTTCCGCCAAGACCCAGAAGACCAGAAGTCGCAAGGTTTTTCAGTGCGCCGCCGATGTCTTTCTTAACCTTACCGCCCTTCTTGTAAGGGGTCGGCGTCGCGCCTCGATGCGGACGCGGATCAATGTCCCCCAGCGCCTTCTTGTCGTAGACGCCCGCGTCGCTTTTAACCGAGCCGCCTGACTTGTAAGCGCCACGCTTCACGTCGCCGATCGCGGCCTTCGTGTCAGCGGCTGCGTTCGACTCTCCGATGCCCTTAGCCGAGGGCTTCATGATCGGGCGTGCGCCGGTCTTCACTTCAGCGCGGAGGAGAGGAGCAGGCGTCCAGTTGGAGCTGTCGACCTTCATGTCCCTCTCACTGGCGAGGCGTCGGGCTTTCGACTTCATGGCCTCTCGTGACTTCTTAGCAAGTTCGTACATAGTGAACCATCCCAGGAGGTTAGCGGGCGTCCCCGCGGCGCACAACGTCGAGCGCCTGCTTTACTGTACCACCTTTTCTGAAGGCTGAGATGCCCTTTTCTTCGAATGCAGCCTTCATCTCAGGAGTGATCGGGATCGAGTGGACAGTCTTGGTTCCCTTCCCCGTGTCCAGGTCAAACGGCTCAATCTTTGCCTTCTTGTCATACTTCTTGATCAGCTTGTCGAGGCGACGCGGGACTGTCTTGTCGTAGAAACCCTTCATGCCGTGGCCGCCGACTTCGAGTCCTTCCCCGTGGAGGCTGTGCATTCGCATGTTGCCAAGCGTCACTGGTTCGCTCTCAATGAGACGCTTCGCCAGTTCCTTGCCAATCAGTTCCTCAAGCTTATCAGCGTCTGCTGATTGGTCGTAGATGCGACTTCCATTCTTCCCAGTAACAATGAGATGCTCTGTGTCAGGCGAGTACGTGATCGAGTCAACAGACTTACGCATGTTGTAGCGATCGGCATGCTCTTTGCCAGGAGTGATCATCAGCCGATCGTATCCGCCCTCGATCGCTTCCTTCAGCGCACGCTTCAGCGTCAGGTCTGTCCAGTGCTGAGTGTCGGCCATGTAGGGACCGAGTGCAATGCCCTGTTGGATCTTGTTTCGCTCTTGGTGAAGGCTCTTCTCGAGGTTATCAAGCGTGTCTAGCTGGTCGTACGTATCCTTGACGCCTGCTCTAACTGCTTGCTCTCGAAGATCACCAGCAGGAAGAGGACGACGGCCAGCGTCTAGCTCGTTAGCTTCCCATTCTTTGTATGCGCGATGAACCTTTCCCGCTAGGTCTCTCTTCTGTTGCGAGACGTCATTGATCTGAGCTGCAATACGATCCGCCTGCGCATCAGATTCTGCTGTCCTGAAACCTTTCTTGCGTCCCTGCTGTGCGCGGTCGCTCTGAAGCTCATCCACGAGCAAGCCCTTACCGCCTTCTGGCAGATCGTAGTCCTTCATGCGCATGTGGGCGAGGTAGTCTTGGACTTCTGGGAAGTGAGAGGACGAATAAGCAAGTTTGTTTTTATTATCCAGCGCTCGCTTCCAGGCAGCACTCTTCTCGATCCCGCGTCGAGCAATGTCAAGTGCTCCT